CAACGAAATGGGACCAGGAACCCCGCGCCTCATCTGGGCAGCAACCAGCGAGGATTTCGGGCAGTGCGTCAACCCATGACGATATACTGCGCGCAATGAATATCCGAACGTATGACGATTTCAAGGCGGCCGTCACCACGGCCGTGGTGTCGCAGGGACGCACCCGAAGCCAGGTCGCACGCGACCTCGAGCAGCAGGGCAGGCTCCGCGCCCATACCGTGATGTGCCTGCTGTCCACCGCGCCCGTCATCGGGAAGCGCACCGCCACGTTCGACTCCGCCATCACACTCGCCGATGCCGCAGGACTCCGCATCACCCTCACCCCGAAGGAAACCGCCTAATGCCAAGCAAGTCACCCAGGCAGCGCAGAACCATGGCGGCTGCCGCGCATTCGGCAACATTCGCCCGCAAGATGGGCATCCCCATGAAAGTCGCCAAAGAGTTCAACCGCGCAGACGTGAAGGCAAAGGGCAAGAAGCGCAAGTGACCAAGCTCGCGGCCTACGGCGAGAACGGCCGCCGCGTCGGCGAGACTCACCACAATGCCACGATCCCAGAGGCCATCGTCCAAGAAATCCGGGAGCTCCACGAAGAACACCGATGGGGCTATCGTCGCATCGCCAAGGCGCTCGGACTCCGATGGACCACCGTCAGCAAGATTTGTCGATACCAGCGCCGTGCCTCTCTCCCAGCCGACTGGAAACGCCCCCGTCAAGCGAAAGGTCGGCCGGCCAGCCCTGACCAAGGCACCGGAACCACTTGCGAGTGAAGTGATTACGTGGCTTGCGCAAGGCAAGACGCTGACCGCATTCTCAAGCCGACAAGGAAAGCCCGACCGCGTGACTGTATTCCGGTGGATACAGGCCGACCCGGAATTTGCGCAACGCTATAGGGAGGCGCGGGAAGCCGGACTTGAGGCCATGTTTGAGCAGTGCGGGGAGATCGCAGACATCGAGCCGGAAACGCCCGTCCAGGCCGCGTGGAGGCGATACCAGATCGACACCAAGCTCAAGATCCTCCGCATGGCGAACCCGGCCAAGTACGGCGAGAAGGTCGCCGTAGACCACGGTGGCGGAATCGTCCTCAACGTCATCACCGGCGTCCCGGATGGCGAGTAAGACCATCCGCCTCGGCTACGAGCCGCGAGACTGGCAGCGGCGGTGCCACCTCGAGCGCCGGCGGTTCACCGTGCTCGCCCTCCACCGACGCGCCGGCAAGACCGAACTCGCCCTCATGGAGCTCCTCCACCGGGCGGTGAAATGCACCTCGGACCTCGGGTTCTTTGTCTATGTGGCCCCGTTCTTGAAGCAGGCCAAGGCCATCGCCTGGGCGCGATTGAAGCAGAAGATCGACCCCTTCATCCGCACCGGGTCCGTGGACGTGAACGAGGCCGACCTCGCCGTCACGTTCAAGTCGAACAAGGCCACGATCCGTTTGTTCGGGGGTGACAATCCTGACGCCTTGCGTGGCGTGCGGCTCGACGGCTGCGTCATCGACGAGGTCGCCCAGATCAAGCCCGAGGTTTGGAACGACATCATCCAGCCCGCGCTCTCGGACCGCCGCGGTTGGGCGCTGTTCATCGGCACCCCCGCCGGAATCAACCTGTTCAGCGAGCTTTACTATCGCGCTGCTAGCGGCTCCCTCGATGACTGGTATGCGGCGAAGTACACGGTTTACGATACCGACGCGCTCGCGCCCGACGAGGTCAAGCGCCTCGAGCGCGATATGCCAGAACAGGCATTCTCACGCGAGTACCTGTGCGACTTCAGCGCCGCAGGCGACGATCAGCTCATCAGCCTGTCTGACGCCGAGAACGCCGCGCAGCGCGAGTACCCGGACGGCGACATCATCGACCAGCCGCTCATCGTCGGCGTGGACCCGGCCCGGTTCGGGGATGACCGCAGCGTCATCGTCCTGCGCCAGGGGCTCCGCATGGAGCCGCCCATCGTCCACCACGGCATCGACAACATGGCGCTCGCCGCGGCCGTCGCCAACGTCATCGAGGACCGCGACCCGGACGCCGTGTTCATCGACGCCGGGGCCGGCGCTGGCGTCATCGACCGCCTACGGCAGCTCGGCTACGACGTGACCGAGGTCGCCTTCGGCGGCAAGGCCACCTACGCAAACCTGTTCGTGAACAAGCGCACCGAGATGTGGTGGGCCATACGCGAGTGGATACAGGCGGGCGGTTCGATCCCCAACGACATCACGCTGAAGCAGGAAATCAGCACGCCGATCTACTGGTACGACGCCACAGGCAAGCGCGTGCTCGAGTCGAAAGACGAGATCAAGAAGCGCCTCCAGGGCGGCGGCAGCCCCGACATGGCCGACGCGCTCTGCCTCACGTTCGCGTATCCGGTCGCCAAGATGCTGCCGCGTGAGGTACGCGAGAAGCTCGACACGCGCCCAACGGACTACGACCCGTACGAGGAGATCAGTACCCGTAACCGCTAGACGGAGGTCTACAGTCATGGTCAGGCAGGCAACCGAGCAGGACATCGACGCAATCGTCGAAATGATGTTGAGGTTTAGGTCCGGCACAAAGTACTCCCATGTGCTGCCTATGCACCGCGATGACGCACGATCAGCCATCCTCCAGCTTGCTTCGGTGGGCCGCATCTGGGTGGCGGAGATTGATGGTCACGTTTGCGGCTTTATGGCCGCGGCAATCGTCTCCTCGTGGATCAGCGCAAGCTCACGAATTGCGCTCGAACATGCGTGGTGGATGCAGCCTGAAGTCAGGGGCCGCCCGGAAGGCATCCGCATGCTGCTCGAGTTCGAGCGGTGGGCCAAAGAGCAAGGGGCGCAAGTCGCCTGCATGTCAGACATCGTCCTCGAGGCCGGCAGTCCGGCTGGGTCGATCCTCCAAAGGCTCGGCTACGAGGTGAGCGAACGCACTTTCTTGAAGGTTCTCCCATGTTCGACCACAGCATCCGACGAATCCACGACCTGTCCGCACGCCGCGAGCGGCATTTCATCATCTCAAGCATCGGATCACTAATTGCCGGGCTTGGTACTGCCCTTGGCGCGGGGGCTGGGGCTGGACTTGCGACTGGACTTGCGGCCACGGCAGCTGCTACCGCAGCGGCTGGTGCTGGCTATGGAATTGCCGCCGGCGAGCGCGGCGCAGCCATGCAGAAGAAGGCCATGAACCAGCAGAAGCAGGCGCAGGACGCCGCTGCGGCGCAGGCGCGCAGCCAGCAGCGCCGCAGCCAGCAGGCGATGGCCGCCGCAAACCGCGCCGAGCCCGCCGTCGCCGACATCATGGGACGCGCCGCCGCCGAGATGGGTGGCGGCCCCTCGAGCACCATGCTCACCGGGCCGATGGGCGTCAACCCGCAGGATCTTCAGCTCGGTCGCACCTCTCTCCTCGGCGGCTGATGTTCACATTATCGCCAATGGCAATTCTTCGGCGACTTGGAATGCCAATGGCAATGCCATTCGATGGGTTATTCAATTACGAACCAACACCCGCAATTCCAGGAAACCGTGATCGTGTCGGCGGAATGCCGTCAATGAGGATGCTGACCGGAAACAACCCAAGCAATGATGTTTCGATTTTGGGCGAACCAATTCCGCAAGCATTGGCAAGCGCATCGCTGCTCGGAACATTGCTTGGAAGTGTTTCGGCAGGAACACTGCTGACCCAACCAAACCAAGCACCGCAAGCAGCGCCAATGAGTGGACTGCGAAGGCAATCACAGCCATTGAAATACGCTCAACGTCCAGCGACATTTGAAGCAGCAACGAGAAACAGCAGAGGGTGATATGAGCGAATACACCGGAGACAACTCGTCGTATCCCGGCGCTCCCACGCGGGATCGACTGTTCACCCGGTGGGGACAGCTCAAGAGCGAGCGGGCGTCATGGTTCGCGCACTGGCAGGAGCTCACCTCCTACATCCTGCCGCGCAACGGCCGCTACTTCGTGCAGGACCGCAACCGCGGCTACCGCCGGCACAACAACATCTACGACAACACCGGGACGCGGGCGCTCCGCACGCTCGGCGCTGGCATGATGTCGGGAGCAACGAGCCCCGCACGCCAGTGGTTCCGGCTAGCCACGCCGGACCCAGAACTGAACTCGTTCTCGCCCGTGAAGCTGTGGCTCGATGACGTGACCAAGCGCATGCAGCGCGTGTTCCAGAAGTCGAACACCTACCGCAGCCTGCACCAGATGTACGAGGAACTCGGGTGCTTCGGCACCTCGGCCTCGATCATGCTCCCGGACTTCCAAGACGTGATCCACCACTACCCGCTGACGTGCGGCGAGTACTGCATCTCGACCGACGCCAAGGGCCGCGTCTGCACGCTGTACCGCGAGTTCGACATGACCGTCTCGCAGATGGTCAAGGAGTTCGGGCTCGAGAACTGCTCCGTGAGCGTGCAGAACATGTACCGCACGGGCAGCCTCGACCAGTGGGTGCCAGTCATCCATGCCATCGAGCCGCGGGCCGACCGCGACATCGGCAAGCGCGACAGCAAGAACATGCCGTTCGGGTCGTGGTACTTCGAGGTCGGCGGCGAGGACGGGCAGTTCCTGCGCGAGAGCGGGTTCATGCAGTTCCCGGCGTTGTGTCCGCGTTGGTCCGTGGTCGGCGGCGACATTTACGGGAACAGCCCAGGCATGGAGGCGCTTGGCGACATCAAGCAGCTCCAGCACGAGCAGCTCCGCAAGGCGCAGGCCATCGACTACCAGACCAAGCCGCCGCTCCAGGTGCCGGCCGCCATGAAGAACCGCGACGTGGAGACGCTCCCGGGCGGGATCTCGTACTACGACGGCGCATCGAACGGGATCAAGACCGCGTTCGAGGTGAACCTCAACCTCCAGTACCTGCTGAACGACATCGTGGACTGCCGCGACCGCGTCCGCGGGGCGTTCTACGCCGACCTGTTCCTCATGCTGGCGAACATGCCGAACACGCGCATGACCGCCACCGAGGTCGCCGAGCGCCACGAGGAGAAGCTCATCATGCTCGGGCCCGTGCTCGAGCGCCTGCACAACGAGCTGCTTTCCCCGCTCGTGGACATGACGTTCACGCGCATGATCTCGTCCGGCCTGATCCCGCCCGCCCCGCAGGAATTGCAGGGCATGGACCTGAACATCGAGTTCGTCAGCATGCTCGCGCAGGCGCAGCGCGCCATCGGCACCAACGCCGTGGACCGCTTCGTCGGCAACCTCGGCGCCATCGCGCAGATGAAGCCCGACATCCTCGACAAGTTCGACCAAGACCAATGGGCCGACATCTACGCCGACATGCTCGGCGTGGACCCGTCGCTCATCGTGGCCGACAAGGACGTGGCCCTCGTGCGCGACGCCCGCAACCGTGCGCTCGCCGCCAAGGAACAGGCCGCCGTCATGCAGCAGCAGTCCCAGACCGTCAAGAACATGGCGCAGGCGCCCACGCAGGGACAGAACGCGCTTACCGACGTGGTGAACATGTTCAGCGGCTACAACTCGCCGAGCGCGGTTGAGGTCGGCTAGTACCCGTAAGCATTAGACACAGGGATACATTCCGCCCGTGAGCACGTATGACCCCCTCGACCTGCGGGGACAGGA